CGACCCCAATGGCGGCGGTATCTTTTTCTTGGACGTCGGCTACGAAGCTATGTACTTCGACAGTCTGAAAGATCAGCTGTATGTATTAACAGGTACAAACGTCGGCAAGTGGGATACTGGCACATCGCTGACCTATCGCTCACGTAGCAAGCCCTTCCGTCAGGGTTCACCGATTAACTTTGCAGCCGCTGTGGTGGTAGCCAACGCCTACCCAGTGACATTCCGCTTATATGCTGATGGTGTGCTCAAGCACACGCAGACTGTTGCAGACCGCAATCCATTTAGATTGCCTAGCGGCTACCGCGCATTTGAATTCCAGATTGAGCTCGAGGGTACAAACCCAGTGCAAGACGTGGCTATCGCGACATCTGTTGAGGAACTCAAACAGCTATGAGAAACGACATCCCAAGCGACAGCGCCAGTAACTTTGGCTCTCGCGTTCGCGAAACCTTGATGACCTATTTAGGCAAGCAGGGCGACCCGCTTGACCGTGGTATCACGATTCGTGACTTGGTTGACTCTGGCTTTGCGTCTCTTAGCAACTTTAAGTTCGGTGGCGGTTCTGCTCCACTTATTGCTGGCCCATCGATTACCGATGCATATGTTCCTGATTTAACACCGCCGCCTACACCTACTGGTTTTACTGCTACCGCTGCGATTTCAAACATCATCATTGAGTGCGATGACCCAGTCTACTCACAAGGCCATGGTCACAGGCTTTCTCGCATTTACGGCGCTACTCGTGCAGGCACTGCGCCTCAGCCCGTATTTGCAGATGCTGTTGAGATTACCCAGTTTTCTGGCGCGGTTACGTCTTACTCTACAAACCCAGCCACCGAGTGGCACTTGTGGATTAAGTGGGAGTCTATTGATGGTGTTTTAAGCGCATCCCCTGCTGGCGGAACTAACGGTCTTGTTGTTACTACAGGCCAAGATGTAGCTAAGCTTCTTGAAGCCCTGACTGGGGAACTTACAGCCGCACAGCTTTATACCGACCTAGGCGCTCGCATTGATTTAATTGATGCTGCAGCCAGTGTTCCCGGGTCAGTCAATGCTCGCGTTGGTGCGGTGCAAGCACAGGTCAACGACATTCAGAATACTCCTGCGTACTCTAATACTGAGACCTATGCGACAAACGATCTAGTCACATACAACGGCGCTATTTATCAAGCCAAGTCAACTACGACTGGCAACCTGCCTACCAACACTACTTACTGGACAAAGGTCGGTGACTACACATCACTAGGTCAGGTTGTTGCTGCGCACACTACACAGATTGCAACTGTTGTTAGCGATTTAAGTGCTGAGTCAACTCTTCGCCAGTCCCTTAGTGCACAAGTTAATGACGCTACAACTGGCCTGCCAGCGACTCGCTCGACTTTGCTGACGAACTACTACACCAAGGCAGCAACCGATTCAGCCATTAGTTCTGCAACAAGCACGCTGGTTTCCACAACGGCATTAAACACTGCTCTCGGTAACTACACTACTACCGCGGGTTTGGTGGCGGACTACTACACAAAGACAGCGACAGATTCTGCAATCAGCTCGGCTACGCAGTTCTTAGTGTCTACGACTGCGCTAAACACGGCTTTAACCGCATACACCAACACAGCTACGCTGACTGCCAACTACTACACCAAGACAGCCGCAGACTCGGCCATTAGCCAAGCAACTCAGAACTTGGTTTCCACGACTGCGTTAAATACTGCGCTCAGTGCATACACCAACACGGCTACCCTGAACTCGCTGTACTACACCAAGACAGGTGCGGACTCGGCCATTACTGCGGCAACTCAGAACTTGGTTTCGACAACTGCTCTGAACACTGCTCTTGGGAATTACACGACCACGGCGTCTCTGACAACAAACTACTACACCAAGACTCAGGCTGACAGTGCGATTAGTTCCGCAACGACCAATCTTGTGTCTACTAGTGGCTTGGCTACGACACTAGGTGATTACCCTACTAACGCCACACTGACAACAAACTACTACACCAAGACAGCCACGGACTCGGCAATCAGTTCTGCTACGTCTACGCTTGTCTCAACCAGCACACTGAACAACTACACAACGACTGCGGCGTTGCAGGCTAACTACTTCACCAAGGCTAGCGGTACTGCGCTTGAAGGCAAGTACACAGTCAAGGTTGACCTAAACGGTTATGTCTCTGGCTTCGGTCTGGCTTCTACGGCTAATGATGCAGGGGCAACCAGTACTTTTGCTGTTCGTTCTGACTCGTTCTACATTGCAAGCCCTAGCGGCCCGGGCATTACACCCACGATGCCGTTTATCGTTCGGACAACACCTGTAACTATTGGCGGTGTAGAGGTTCCTGTTGGTGTGTATATCACTGATGGCTACATTCAAAACGGCACGATCACTAACGCTAAGATCGCCAACCTCGCGGTGGACAATGCCAAGATTGCTTCTTTGTCTGCTGACAAAATCAGAGCTGGCTCAATCAGCGTTGGTCAGTACATTCAATCTGCCAACTATGTCACTGGGTCTGCTGGCTGGAAGATCGATGGTAGTGGCTCCGCTGAGTTTGGTGCTGCCTCCATCCGTGGCCAGTTGGTTGCGTCTCAGATTAATTCAAACGGTCTGTCAATCCGTGCGGCTGACGGCACAGTGATTCTGTCTGCGGGTTCTAGCCTTGGAGCCAGTTCTTTTTCTGGTGATGTCACAGGTTCGATCGCTGGAACTACTGCTTCTACTGTTGTCAATACAGCTAACAATGCTAACTCAACAGCCAACACGGCTAACTCAACGGCAAATTCTGCCGTTGCAGCGGCTTCTACGGCTCAAGGTACGGCGAATACCGCCGTTTCTGCGGCTTCTACTGCACAAAACACAGCCAACAACGCTGCCTCCGCAGCTTCAACTGCTCAGTCTACTGCTAACTCCGCTGCCTCTGCCGCTGCTGCAGCCCAAGCCGCTGCTGACGCTAAACTTGCAAGGTCGGGTGCTCAGATTCTGACTGGCCCTGTGACGCTAAACGCAGCATCCGCAATCACTGTGGGCAACCCTGCACTAAACGGCCAACCGGGCTTCAATGGTTTCTACATCGGCAGCACTGGTATCGTTGGAACTAAGAACGGCTTAACAACTTTTGCTCTGGACAATGCGGGTAACGCCACGTTCAAGGGTGATCTGACTGGTGCGTCTGGTACGTTCAGTGGTGCGTTGTCTGGTGCTACTGGTACTTTTAGTGGCGCTCTGTCTGGTGCGACTGGTAGTTTTTCTGGAGCTGTAACGGCATCTACGCTGACTGCTGACAGCATGAACGTCGCCCGTCGTAACGTTCTGGAAAGTGGAGTTCTTACCCTGCCATCTCAGACATTATTGGGTTATACCAGTACTTATATGAACGACGGTGAGGGCGGCTACTACATTGACACCCCCCTTCCAGTCGGAACATCTCAGCTTGTCAATATTAATCGTGTAGTCCCAACAAACATAACTGACGATTATTTTTCGGCGTTCCCTCTAGCCGTCATCCTTAGACAGCCGTTTTCTTGCAGTGCTCAGCCTTTGTCCGAGTCTAACTATTCTGGCGGGGATGGGCAGTTTAATATTACTGTTGTTGCTGAAGTCGTTGTAAACAGACGTTACTCAGTTGGCGGGTCTACGACCACAGACGATAATCGGGTTTTTATTTTTTTGCGGCATTACATCATTACAAACGTATCAAGCACTTTTACCTACCTCACAGTCCCCACGCAAGTACGATGGATACTTAACCGAGCATGAAATACACATACGACAATGACAATTTCTACAGCGGGACAATCTATGTTGATTCGCCTGTTGGAGTATCTGAGGCCCCACCCGAGGCTCAAGGTAAGTTGCGCCCCAAATGGAATGGCTTAACATGGGTACTTACTGCCGACTATCGCGGTACGACTTGGTTTAACTCGGACACCAAAAAGTACGAAGTCTCAGACCAACCCGACGATGCACGGACAGCTCCATGGGTTGAAGTTGTTGGTGGGACTATTACAAGTAGCTTTCCCCCTGCCGCCGACTACATCTTTAACTATGTCACTAAAGAGTGGATTCCCGACATTCCGGTATTAGAAACCAAAGCTAAAGAGCGACGCAATCGTTTTCTTGCTGCTTCTGATTGGACTCAAATGCCTGATGTACTGTTGGCTACTAAAACTGCATGGGCAACCTATCGACAAGAGCTGCGTGACATCACGGCACAATCCGGTTATCCTACAGAAATCATCTGGCCAACTCCACCGCAATAAGACATAATACGCACATGGCAGAACTTGTCTTTGACCAGAAAGATCGTATTGGCGCTTGGGTTGCTGAGCGTGTCGGTCAGAACGCAGACTGGGGAAGTTTCTACGCGCTCGGTGTCATGCAGGGTGACGAGGTTCTAGCCGGGGTAGTCATAAACAACTACAATGGATCAAACGCTACATGTCATATAGCCATCGCACGGCAGACGAAGCAAATCATTCCCCTCTTCGAGCATGTGTGCAACTATGCATTTAACCACTGCCAGTTAAAAAGACTCACTGGTATGGTGCCCACAAATGAACCACATATCATAGAATTCGATAAGCATCTTGGGTTTGAAGAAGAGTTTGTAATGAAAGACGGCGCTCCCGGCGCTGATATGCAGATTTTGGTAATGCGGCCTGACACCTGTCGTTGGCTGCGCAAGGAGTAAATATGGGCGGAAAATCGTCAGCACCACCAGACTATTCGGCGATGGCGGCAGCCACGGAACGCGGTATTGCTACTGCAGAGCGTCTTGGCAATCGTCAAATGGACTTTGCACAACGTCAGTATGAGGAAATGAAACCTCTAGCTGAACGAGTCGCTAACCAACAAATGGCTGCTCAAGAAGAACTGATGCGACAGGGGCGCGATTACTACGACTACCAAAGGGAAACGTTCCGACCGTTGGAGCAAGGTCTTGTTGCGCAAGCGCAACAGTACAACACCGAAGGTAACCGAGCCCAGCTTGCTGCTCAGGCTTCTGCTGATGCAGCTAACGCATTCCAATCTGCTCAAGGTGTTACGTCTCGAGACATGGCTCGTCGTGGTATCAACGCTTCGTCTGGCGCTGCCCTGATGATGAGAAATCAGAACGCCCTTGGCCTTGCAGGTCTAACCGCCGGTGCAGCTACCAACGCTCGTCGCCAAGCTGAACAAACAGGTTTTGCTCGTAGCCTAGATGTTACTGGCTTAGGCCGAGGTCTCGCAGGTGCTTCTCTCGGTGCTTATGGTGGCGCTTCTGGGGCTGGTACTGCGGGTCTTGGCTCAGCAATGTCTGCCGGTAATCAGCGTAGTGCCGCGTTTGGCCAAGGTGCTGGCTATTCTCTGGCTGGAGCTCAGATGGGTCTCACAGGCCAAGGCAACATCCTCAACGCGCAGACAAGCGCATACAACACCGGCGTTAATGCGCAAGGTCAAATGTATGGCTCCATTCTGGGCGCAGGCGCTGCGTACTTCTCTGACCGACGCCTCAAAGAAAACATTGAGAACGTTGGTCGTGATGAGCGCACCATGTTGCCGCTTTATGAGTTTGAGTACATCGGTGGAACCGGCAAACGCTTCTTGGGCGTGATGGCCGACGACGTTGAGAAACGTTACCCTGAGATGGTGTTCACAATGCCCGACGGCTACAAAGCAGTTAACTACGCCGGTCTCGGCATCGAAATGTTGGAGGTTTGATATGGGATGGGCATCAGGTTTACAAGCGGGTCTTCAGTTAGGTAGAGCTTTTAAAGAAGGCCAAGAACGCCGTGCCATGGAGAAAATCCAAGGCGCTACTGCTAATGAGATACAAGATTACAGTACTGCAGGGACTCAGCAGATTCAAGGCTTGCAAGCCTCTGGTGCTTATGACGTTGAGGCTGTTCCTGCGGCTCCGGGCCAAGCCCCCACGCTTCGCTACACACCTAAACAAGGTTTGGACTTGCAGGGTGACATGCCCGCTCCAGCAGGAGCGTCTATCGACGTAGCTCCTCAGCGACTGACTGAGTTCCTTGGGCAACGCTATGAAGGTGGGCTAACACCGGAGCGTATGGAAACAATCCGCACTCGCGCTATGGCTAACGCCATGACTGACCCCATGCGTCGTCAACAGGCTTTACAGAACGTTACTGCTGAAGAACGCGCACAAGCGGCAGAGAAACGTACGCAGCTAGGGTTTGAAACCCAGCAAGAAGCCGCTTTACTTACGATTGCAGAACAAAAGCGTCTAAAAAAAGAACGTGATGATGTTGAAACCCGCCAAGCGCAGCTGTCTAAAGATTGGTCTGACCGCTTGGCTATTAAAGACGCAGACGGTAATGTTACGGGCATGCGTCCTCCCACTAACGAAGACATGATGTGGTCTGCGCAGCGCAATGCACAGAATCTCGCTGCTGCTGGTAAGACAACAGAGGCTATGGGCGCGTATAGAGACTTTGTGACTACCGCTAAAGCGCAAATCGAGTTGCAAGGTGCGGAGCGTACTGATGCTATTCGTATAGCTGCTGATAGAGTCAACAGAGGAGACTTTTCTGGTGCTAAAGATTTCTACGACAAGTTTGTACCAGACGGTGCCAAAGTCAAAGAATTTAAAGAAAACAAAGACGGCACAATCACCGTCAAACGTGTCGACCTGAACGGCAACGCCTTGCCAGATACCAAAACAACTAGGCAAGAACTTATTGAAGGTTTGGTAGCGTTTAATGATCCGTCTAAGCTAATTGATTACGCGCAGAGATCGTTCATGAACAACATTCAGACCGAACAACTTAAGTTGCAAAGAAGGCAGACCGCAGCTTCAGAAGCCAATGTTAGGATATCGCAAGAAAACTTGCAGCTTACCAAGGAAAGAGAAGACCGTCTGGCTAAACCGATTCAGACTATGGTTGACGATCTCAAAGCTGCTGGTCTTGAGGTTAGCCAAGCCGATGTTAGAGCTTTGGCCAAGCTTGACAAACCTGAGAGCGCGGCAGTTAAAGCACAAGTTGATGCCATTCTTAAAAGTATTGACCCGTTGCAGCCCAAGTCGTTGGAAACTGCACAGGCGAAGATTACCGATGTGTACAAAGGCGTTGCGCTTCAAGACCGCAACAAAACAATTGTGCAAGGACTCGTTCGTGCCAAAAAAGACGGCAACGAAGAATCTGCCCTTGCTACTTTGCGTGATAACGGAATTGGTGAAGCCACCATTGCTGGGTTGGCTAAAGAGGCGGGTATTACATACACAGCTCCTACTAAGGCACCGCAACCCGCTGCCGCAGCGAATGTAGCACCAACATCTGGTATCAACACATCTCGTACTGGTACTGGCGAAACTAATCCCTACGTTACCACTGCAGGGAAGCCAACTGGTTTAACTACTGGAGCGCCATCTGTTGTTTCACAGGTACTACCGCAAGTAGCACAAACAGTTGAAAATACTGTAGGAACAACCGCTACAGCAACGCGCTATTTACAGGGTAAAATTTCTCGTAACGAGTCGTTGACCCCAGCTGAGACTGCAAGGGCACGACAACTCGGCCTTATCAAATAATCGCAAGGTACCAAGCATGGACTACTTCAACGGCCTCTTCTCTGACAGCGAACCTAGGAAAAAGAAGGAACGAGAAGTTGGTACCGCGGGGGCGGCGACCACTAACTACTTCGGTGGTTCAATTCTTCCAGACAGTTACTTTGCTAGCCAAGCACCCGCAGCTCCGCAGGAGCGAGTGAACACACCCGGCCTGATGTCTGACATCAAACGGGCTTCCGGCCAGTTTATTTCTGGTGCTGGCTCTGCCTTGCGCGACGTTGGTGCTGAGCAGTTAGGTAGTGGTATTGAGCAGTACGGCACTGGTATTGTCCGTCGTAACCCTAGCGAGATCAGTTCGTTTAGCGATGTCCTGTCACGTCCGTTCACAACAGCTCGTGAAGCTGTTGGCGAGGTAGCTCCACAAGTCGGTCTTGCTGTTGGCGGCCAAGTTACTGGCCGTCTAGTTGGTGGCGCGTTGGGTATTCCGTTTGGCCCTGCCGGTATTGCAGTTGGTCAGCAAGTTGGTGGTTTCGTAGGCGGCTTGCTACCTGCCGCTGTCCAGACATACGGCGGTATCCGTTCTGAGCAACGTGAAAAGGGCATCGATGAAAAAGGCCGCGCCCTTGCAGTCACGATCCCTGCTGCATTGCTTGAGCGTTTTGGCGGTGCGGAACGAGTTGCGTTAAGGGTTGCTGGAGAAGGCACAGAGTTCTTGGCTCGTGAGGTCGGTTCAAACGCATACAAAGCTGCTGCTAAACAGTTCGCACGAGGTGGTGTCGAAGAACTTATTACTGAGATTCCTCAGACTGCACTTGAACGTTATGGTGTAACTGGTGAAGCTGCGGACTTAACCAGTGCCGAAGCTATCGATCAATACGGTGTAGCTGGTGCTAAAGCATTCTTAGGTGGTGGTGCTATTCGCACTGGTTTGTCTGTTGCTGCAGGTACGCGCCAAGACCCAACCGTTACGATTCAACCTGACGGCACTATTACATCTAATCAACCATTGCCCGGTGCCGATGGCGAAGTCGACCTGACTAATCCAAACAACGTCATCACAACTCCTGAAGCTGCAGCTAAGAAGCTCGCAGAGTTTGACCCCTACGCCACGATCGCAGAACGTGCGGCTGCTGGCCGTCCAATGTCCGCCGAAGAGGCAACGCAGTTCTTGTCTTCGTCTTTGGCCGCACAGAAAGCTGGTCAAGACTACATCGATCTAATGCAAAGCCGTGAGGAAACCATTGGCCGTATCGGTCAAGTTGGTGAGCAGTATCAACGCATGATCGGTCGCCGTGGCGATCAGTTGCTTGGTATCCAAGAAACCGGTGACTTGGCTCGTCCCATAGTGTCACGTCTGCAAGACGAAACTCAGCAACAAGAAGCTCCATACATTGCCGCAGCTCAGGCTGGTGCAGGTACACAACAACTTCCCGGTATGACACAGGGCGCTGGTACACAGGCTGATTACTCACGCATCATGAACCCCGATGTGATGGAGCCTGTTGAGCCACAAGGCTTTGAGCCTCTTGCACGTACTGATCTGCTCCCTGCTCAGCCAGCTCCGTTCAGCAACATGCGCTTGGACAGACCGGGCCCTCAAGAGTCGCTTACTGGGCCAACAAGCCAACTTTCTGATCGCCCTGTTACACCTGAGCCTGCCCCCGCTTCTCCTCTGGGTGGCGTGACCACAGCCGCCCCTTTGCCTCCTGCGCCAGCCGCAGGGGGCGTTTCTTCTACTCCTGCTACGACTACCCAAGATGGCGCTCAAACCACTCAAGCCAAGCAAACAAAAACGAAAAAACAAAAAGCACCCATTGCCGTTGGATCAGTCGTAAAGGTTAACGACAAAGAGATCACACTCAGCCAAGAACAAGCTGACGCTTGGAACAAGGCTCAGGAAGCTTACGAAAGCAGAGCCCGTCGTGCCCGTGAGATGACTAACTACCAAGAGCGCGAGAGCGCCTTGCGTGGTGCCGGTATGCAGTTGTCGGCTGAGCGCAGAAAGATTACTGGTGCGTTGACCGCCAAAGAACAGCAAGCTGCTAACCGCGTTGCTGATAGACAAACTGCCGAGCAGAAAGCTCAAGATGATATGGGCTTGACCGCGGCGCTTCAGACCGCCAACCGCACTAACGTTGCGAACAACCCACTGCAGGCTGGCGTCGAAGGCGCTGATAAGAAACCTGTACCGGGCAAGACTTCATTAACCGTCAGCTCTCTACGCAACATTCGTGACGCGTTGCTTAACCCCTCCGCAACTGTTGAAGGTATCAGTGACAAAGAACAGCAGATTGCTGACGCTGTGCGTGCCTTTGCTAAGTCTTACTACAAGTTCAGCAACGCTGGTGGCAACATGCTTCGTGGCATCCCCACAGAACGCGCGATCAAGGGTGAGAACGGCGAAACAATCTATAAGCCAACAAAGCTGGCTAGCCAAACCCCTGCACAGCAACGTGGCCAGATTAAGGCTAAAACCGGTGCCCGTGTCAGCACTACCCTAGATCAGTTGGGAGAAACTCGGGAAGCTCTTGCTGGTTTGGGCAAAGCAGTAGGGGGTAACGCCAAAGATGTTGAAGCTATCGTCAAGCTTGTCAAAGATATGGTGCAGCAGAAGTTGCATACCGAAGTCAATGATGAAGGTATGAACGAAGATTTCGGGCAAACGGACGATGGTGATGATGGTGTAGCGCAGGCTTTCAAAAAGATGGACACCATGCTGTCGCAAGGTTGGAGAGCTGCCAAGGACAATATGTTCCAAGGCGCATCTGATGCCGCCTTTGTTCGTCAGACACCAATCCGTAGTTCCAAGGAAGCTACTGCCGCCGCTAGCACTGCAGTAACGCTAGACACACCGCTTGAGATGGCCGCACAGGGTTATGCCATATTTGGCAAGGGTGAATCTTCAACTGGCCTACTTGGTGTATTGAACTACATCCAAACACATGGCACGCCTTTCGAAAGAACTATTGCCAAAGGTGTGTTCGAGTCTTTATACGACAGCGACACCGCGCCTAAGCTTGAGTTTATTACTGAGGGTAAACCCTACTACGATCCTAAGACCAACACAGTCTATATCCAACGAGATGCGTCTGCGGCGGTTACATTGCATGAAGCTTTGCACTCAGCCTTGCAATGGTATGTTTACCAGAACCCAGACGCACCAGAAGTGCGTGCGTTAAAAGCGTCACTAAAACGCGTCGTTAACTTTAAGGGTGAACTGAGCCCTGACGCTAAGCGCGTGCAGGATGTTCTCAAGACGCTAATGAAGGACAAGAAGGAACTCGACGCTGTTCTGGAATTGATTTCTTACGGCAACACGCTGAACGACTTCCGTCGCGCACTGGAAGCTATGGACAGCACAGAGGCTCCCAAGACTTTCTATGATGCGGCTAAGAACGTCTGGCAGGCAATTCTGACCACAGTGCAGAAGCTTGTTGGTGTCCGTCCTTCTGTTGCTGCTGATGTAATTGGCAACACATTTAAGCTGCTTGAAGCCGCTGGTGCTGGTAAGAAGGGTGCGGCCGTTGGTAATATTCTGAAAGCTGAGGTAGAAACTACAGGCACGCCACAGAAGAAAGTAACCGCGCTTGACCTCCGTGTGTACAACAAGAAGGTTGCACCTGCGGCCCTGAGCACTAAGTTTATCTTTGATCTAGTTGGCTGGCAACGTGGCGCTGCAAAAGTAAGTGAACTGTCTACCAAGTTAGCAGACAAAATTCGTAAGGACTTCCCAACTACTGAAAGGTACATCACCTATTTGAACTCTACGTTTGGTGCAAACGCCCCAACCATTGACGCGATGCGTGATTACAAGGTAGACAAGAATACTGGCTACCAACGCATGGAGCAGCTCGCCAACTTCGTAGAATCACGTAGCGCAGAAGAAGCCAACGCATTGTTCGACTACTTAGACGGCAACGAAAAAGCATTGGACAAATTTGCAGATGCGGACAAAATTAAAGAAATCGCGGATTCCGTCGCCAAGAGTATGGCGCTGTACATTTCGCAGTTGCCGAAAAAAGACCAAGACTATTTCAAGGGGACTAAGTTCTCTGAATCGTTGCTGTTTGCAGGTAACACCAATCAAGTTGCTAGCCACACATTCGGTGCACGTAAACTCAGTGAGATTATTGGATTGCAACATCGGTTCGAGGAAACAATCGATGGCTTCCAACACTGGATGGGCAAAGACGCAAACGGTGACGTCGACATAACTGGCCCGTTCTACCAAGTGTTCGGCCCTAATATTAAAGACCCAGCTGGCCCGCAAGCGCCACAAGGTTACATGTCGATCAAGGAATTTAATGCTAACGGTAACCCCGTAGGTTTTACTGTTGACCCATCACGTCAGTGGCGCATCTCTGGCAAGAAGGGTGAAGGCTACAAGTTCACATCCAACATGACTGCCAAGCAGGCTATTCTCGAGAAGAAGGTTACCTCGCTTGGCAACGCTATGCGTAACACCATGGCCGCGCTTGCAAACAACTACGCGTCACGCAACTTCTCTAAAGCCGCTGCACAGATCGGTTACGAAGACGGCAAGCCAACAGCTCTGAGCGTAGCCTTTACTTCTGTCGCTGACATCAAGAAAGTGTTCGGAGCCGCACCGGAGGAAAGCCAAATCCTAAATATTTCAAAGGACGAAGCTAGATCACCGCAGATTGCTGACTTGTATCGTAACTCCAACACATGGGTTCGAATTCCTAGTGTAGATGCTTACGGCGACTTGGCAGGAAAGCTTATGCCCGGCCCTGTGTGGAGTGCTATGACCGATATGGCGGATCGCAAGCCGCTGGTGTCGTTCCGTGCATACAACGCCCTTATGCGTTGGTTCAAAAAGTCGAAGACTGTTTATAACCCCGGAACCCACATTACAAACATCGCATCCAACGTTACGTTGGCGATGATGCATGACATACCTGTCAGCACAATTGGTTCCGCGGCTAAGTTGTTTGCCAAGTACGAGCTTAACCCCAAAGACCTGAACAAGACTGAACTGGCAATCATGTCTCAGTTCATGAACTCAGGTGCGATGCTTGGCGACTACTCCAGTGCCGAAGTTAAAGAAGCCATCTACAAGGCATGGAGTGAGAACCTTTCACAGCCAACTGATACGTCACTGATGCAACGTCTTAAGATGTTCACAGGTTACGAGAAGTCCAAGGCTGAGATGGGCGTCAAACTGGCTGCCAAGTTAGGTAACAAAGCCGACGCCGTTGCTACTGAGTTGTACGCCGCAGAAGACAACGTGTTCCGCCTTGCAGCCTTTATGAAGAAGGTCGGCGAACTGCAAGAGAAGAACGGTGAAACCACACCTTCTGATGAGACGTTTAAAAACAGCGGAAACTTTGCTCGTGAGGCATTCCTCGACTACGACATTGACTCTAAAGCTGTCCGTCTTGCACGTCAATCATTCCTGCCGTTCGTGTCTTGGTTGTATGCGATTACCCCAGTGATGGGCCGTATTGCAATGCACCAGCCTTGGAAGATTGCGAACGTGATGATGGTGTACTACCTCATTGATGCAGCCATGGCTTCCGCCGCCGGTGATGATGACGAGGAACTACGTAAGAAGGGCCCTGAGTACGTTCGTGAGCGTATGTTTGGAATCGGCCCTTACATGCATATCCGCATTCCATTTATGGGTGATGACAACAACCCTGTGTATTACCGCCTTGGTGACTACGTACCTATGGCTTCCGCCGCAAAGGGTTTGCCAAATGGATTCATGGGACAGTCATGGTTCCCCGGCTCGTTGACACCTAGTGGCCCGCTTATTTCTGCAGTTGCTGGCATGGTTCTTGGTGTAGACCCTTACACAGGCAAGTCGATCCATAAGCCTACAGACTCTGACTGGGACAAGCTAGGTAACGTAGGTAAGTTTGCGTACGACATTGTCACACCACCTGCAATAAGTAGTAGGCAGTTGCAGTCAATTAGTGATATTCTTGCTGACAAGACAGGCCCAACTGGAACTCCTGTTAGCGACCTTGCAATCGCTCGCACATTCGGTCTTAAGTTGTATGAGTTCAACGTCGATGAAGCGGCGTACTACCGCAGCTTAGAGATTCGCAAACTGCAACGTGACTATAAAGCCGCAATGACAAAGGCCGCCCGCGATGAGTACCGCAGAGGTTACCCAGACCCCGCAGCGTTGGATAAAGAACTGGGTGACTTGCGCGAGCGTATGATGGAAGCTATCGACAAAGCGAAAGGGGAAGAGTAATGGCTAAGACACCAGCATGGCAACGTAAAGAGGGCAAGTCCGAAAAGGGCGGGCTCAATGCTAAGGGGCGTGCCTCTTACAACAAAGCAAACCCCGGCAAGCCGGGACTCAAGGCTCCTCAACCAGAGGGTGGCCCACGTCGTGACTCGTTCTGTGCCCGCATGGAGGGTATGAAGAAAAAGCTCACAAGCGAGAAGACGGCTAAAGACCCGAACTCCCGCATCAATAAATCACTGCGTGCATGGAACTGCTGACATGGCTACCAAGTCTAAATCCACAGTCAATGCGGCTGGCAACTACACCAAGCCTGAACTGCGCAAGCGGATTGTGTCTCAGGTAAAAGCAGCTGCTACGCAAGGCACTGGCGCAGGCCAATGGTCTGCCCGTAAAGCACAACTTGTTGCCAAGAAGTACAAGGCAGCCGGTGGGGGGTACAGAGATTGAAAGCCTCTCAGAAATCCCTTAAAGACTGGACAGACCAGAAGTGGCGTACTAAGTCAGGCAAGCCATCCAGTAAAACTGGCGAGCGCTATTTGCCTGAAGCCGCTATAAAATCATTGAGTCCTGCTGAGTACGCAGCAACGACACGGGCCAAGCGTGCAGGTAAAGCGCAAGGCAAACAGTTTGTAGCTCAACCCAAAAAGATTGCTGCAAAAACCGCGAACTTTCGTTAACCCTTGATTGGAGATTATTATGTACGGCAAGAAAATGATGATGGCCCCCGCCAAACCCGCAGGAAAAAAAGCTGCACCTTTCAAACCCTGTAAAGGCTGCCCTAACCCAGCCAAGTGCGCCAAGATGGGTATGTGCGCTGCAAAAGCTAAGAAGTAATGCCTGCTCTAGAGAACAGACTTACCCAGCAGCTTGCTGCAAAGGGTAATAAGAACGCTAGAGGTATGGCCATTGCCATTCTGACGAAGCGTGGGGATTTAGCTAATGGAAAGCTAACAGCTAAGGGTGAGGCTCGCCAAGCCCTAGGTAATGCCGGTAGAGCTAAAGATCGCGCTGCGAAAGAAAGTGGACGTTCGCCAAGCGAGTATAAATACAACGCTAAAACGAACTCCGCTACGCTTAAAAAGAAGTAGTTACTTCATCCCTGCTGAACGTGTTCGTGCAAACGAACGGTTCGCAGACTTAGGAACTGCGCGGAGGTTACCTCCGCCATTTCCACCGCCCTTTGCAATGGGCTTCTTATGATCGACGTCGAGGCCATCGCCCTTTCGGACGATGCCCTTCTTTTCCATATGCCGACGTGCCGCGTTGCGGTCAGCTCGGTTAGCGATCTGTTCAGGTTTGCCTTGGTAGTTGGCGTACTCTTTCTTGTAGTCACGTGGCATGATGTTGTCCTCACAAAAGATTGCTTATTGTCCCACAGCCGCGCCATTTAGAACAGCCAGTAGCACAGGGCTTTGTTCCCTAGAGGATGTGCCAGTTAGCGTAGACACAAAACGAGGGTGATTTAAATTCACCATCACGCAATGCGTCTGGCCGGGGCTTCTGTCTTTGCATCCTTTGAACACAGTCACGCGCTCGCGGGCGGAGATCAATGCACCATTTGCCTGTAGTTCCCGTACAACACGATCCATGCTGTCCTTGGTTCTGTTGAGCCAAGACTTGAGCAACGCCAAGTTAAGCGCCGCCACGCTACCGGGCAGCACGGGGTTAGCCGCATCATAGACAACCTTGATACGTGCAACGGCCTTATCTGGAGCCGGTTGCGTTACCTGCTCTTTACCTGTGCCATACACCTCTGTGCAATGCACCAGACGGTCATTGTGCTCCATCAGGTATTGGCCAATGGTGTCGAACACATCTGACTTACTTTCAACCGCGGCTTGACGAGTCTGTTTAACGCGCTCAATCATGTACTCAATGGTTGCCTTGATGTCGAATGGGAACAAGCCCAGTGCTTCACCGATACGCCCCATGCCCCATGATGCAATGAGGAGCGTTCTGTAGAAGCGCTCTTGTGGCTCGAACACAAAGCCGAACGTTTTATTAAACGAAGCCTCAGACCATTTCCATACAGCCTCGGGGCCGCCCTTGTCGATCACAACTTGCACAAGCTCAGGGAATGCCCAACCGTTGTTCTTCTCAACGATCTCATAGAAGTCATAACCATTGCTACGCCCATCCTCGCGGGTAGCGATAAATTCTCTGTCGTCCTGAATGAACTCCAAGCAACGGGCCTTCAATGGGTCATTGCCAGACTGCGCGTTCTCAAATTTCTGATACATCGAAATGTTGGACGTCACATGAGTAGGCCCACACCACTTAGCGGGCTCGCGCAACTCGCGCTCTTTCGTCATGGAAATCTTTTCGCGGCCTGAGCTCAATGTGTAGCCTATGTCGGCCATGTCACGGTCATCAGACGCAGTCATCTCATCGATACAGCATGGCAAGTTGTTCAGCACGCCACGCATTTTGTACAGCGCGTTGGCTGTGTCCTTCTGGCTCAAGAACAATTCCTTGGGGTAGCCGATCAAACTGTTAACACCGATGATGGACAGTGACTTGCCCGTTGTTGTCTCATGCGAATAGATTGACACGATGGCTGTCGCGTTACCCGCAACGGGGCCGAGGATACCCACTGTGCCAGTCAGTATAGATGCACGAATGTTGTCTGTGCCGGGTAGGGTCAGCATTTCCATAGCACGTACCCACTCAGAGCGTTCACCATGCGGGCCAATAAGCTTAGCGAAGTTAGACGCAGGGCCACGCAGACGTGTATCTACTGTGCCAGTTGGAGAACCTAGCACTGTCTGCCCGCACATGAACGAGCCGTCTTCTTGCCAACCAAAGTTGATATAGTCCAAACCTGTGGGCGCTTGTTGTTGCACCATAGATAAATAGTCCATTAAATAACTCCGTACTTTTTCTTGCTGTCCAGCATTCTTTATGTAGATTTGTTGGTTCAATAAAAATCCTGAGAAGTCCTTACCGATCGAAGCAAGCACAGTGATCTCGTGTTCTGTTTCTTTCCACCCAGTCATTGGGTATTTGGTCAGCATCTTGAACGCTGACTTTTTACTCTCAGGGTCGTGGTACACACCAGTGATGTGCATCTCGTAGGGGCTGACGTGGTCAAACTCAATTACTTCTTGCGCGACTTCATTGCCGTTTGCATCGGTCGTCGTGATCTCAGTCTTGACCTCGCGCATGATGTTGTTGTTCTGGATCGCGTAGCCCTTGGGCAATGTGAACGTGAACTCTTCGCCTGCCTCAGTAACGATCTCAGTCTCAGTAGCAACGGACAACTGCGCAGGGCTTGTAATGTTTCCACGGCTCGGGCATCCCTCGCAACCCTTGGAGCACAGCTGCTCGAACTTAGCGCATGTGGTTGGCCCTGTACCATTCCAACCATCGAGTTTGGCCATGCTTGTATCGAGATCAAAGTCAGGGTGCTTACCTGCGATCTTGATGACAGCTTCTTTGACATCGGTACAGTGTTTGGCTAAGCCTAGCGAAGCACGCCATAATGGCTCAGGTACATCGCGACCAGCGGCATCGAGAACGCCGCCAGAATCAACAAGAGCTTTGACTTGGTTGCATCGGCTTGCAACTGCGTCGAGGTTGACATCATTTGAGTTGAGCACTGCATCGAGTATTGATGACTTCCCACCCTTGCGTGATGCAGTTGCTTTCTTTGCGACAGGCCCTTTGTTAAACCAAGGCTTAAGGATCGTGAAGAGCGAAGCTGCATCGTAGTCTGGGCAGTCCGCAACACACTTGACTTCCTTCCATGGCTGTTGCTTCTTATGATGCGTGCCGACGGGACGGAGCACCATAGATGGGTCGTGAATCTTTGATGTGTCAATTACAACTCCCTGTTCTTCTAATGCAATGCGAAATGCAATGGAGGCTTTCTCCCAGTGTTCCCTACTCACAGTCTGTGTCAGTGGCCAATACAAGTGCACGCCGTTGCCGGATGAAATCACCATGGGGTCTGGCATACCAATAGCCGCAAGCGCAGGCATCATCGCCTTCATACCTTCAGCCTTAGTGGCGTAAGGTGTCTTACTGCCAATATCCAAATCGAGGGCCAGTGCTTTGAACCAAGTGGCTTGCACTTGTTTACGTTCGATCTTTTCACGACCATCCGGTCGAGCTACTCTGTTGTTTGTAAACGCACCAACAGAAAAATAAATTGTGGTCTCAGGTTCAGCATCCCACATTGAAATGTTGGCAACAGCTTCGTCGATATCTGAGAACGATCCGCGGTTCCAACCGAACCCTCTTGGGTTTTGGCCTGTGTGGTCAGGCTTGTGTGCCATGATGACGACTTCGTCACGTTGGGCAAATATACGAGTAAGAAAGTTTTTTGTGTCCAAGACATGCCCCTAGATGAAAAACCCCGGCGTTACCCGGGGAGCGATTTACGTTTTTATTTTATTACTCGTCGAACAAACTGTCGAGCTTTGCCGCTAATTCATCCGACGCTTTTACTGGAGCGACGACTGGTTTTGCCGTTGTGGTTTTCTGTGGAACACCATGAGACACCGTTTCGTCTTCGTATGCATCATCGACTTGTTGTACGGGTGCAACAGGTGCCGCAATACTTTGCTTCGCTGTTGGTGCCGCAATAGCAGGCCCTGCCGCTTGAGGAGCGAGCTGACGTGTAGCTACTTTAACAGAATCACTTGCCAACAAAGTGTCGACGCGAGAAATTGCTTTCTCAGGCACGTAACCTTTTTGCTTGAATGTGATCTTGGGGAAGCTAGCTTGGTCGTCGAAGCCCAACTCAGTGATGACTTCTTCAGGGCCAATGCCGTAGTTGCCCAAGTCCTTGAAGTACTCACGCAAAGCTTTCATGCCGCTGACAGGCACGGTCAGGCTGTAGACCTTTGATGGATCAGCCGCGGCCACCACTGCCAAGTGACGTTGATCGGCACACATCTTTGACTTTGCACCAGAGGGCAGAATCTTAGAGCCAAGCACATTGTTCGGGCAGTCAGCGCAACCACTGTGAACGGGAGCCTCAACGCTAGCATCAGGCTTGAGACCATCATTCGACCAACAATCTGGACGGACATTCTCTGCTGATGCATCGAACGCTTTAGCGTAGAACACCTTGGAGACCCTAGGGTTTGCACCTACGATGATGGTGTCTAGCGTGACGCCAACTGTTGTTTCAACACCGTCTTCGCTCAGGCGGTAACGCCCTGCACGAATGCTGATACGGGGAATACCACCGCCATTGTCACTGCCGACGATGGCAGAAGCAACTGTTGACTTAACGCCTGCTTGTTGACGGGCGGCGATACGGGCTGCAATGTGTGCAGGTACTGTTTGAATGTTGCTCATGAGGTTACTCCTGTTATTGAGCTTTGGGGGGACGCATGGCATGAACCACTGCGCGGAAAAGGTAATCTTTAATTTGTTGCTCTTTAGGTAGATCAGCAAATGGTTTGATGCAGGGATGGATTTTTAGCACTGGGTCTTTAACCAACCCATACTCCCAACCATCTGCAATTTTCTGAGCCATCCAACTTTCGTGGCTAGCTTCAGGGCCAACGTCGTTGTGGGTATGCAGGTCTACGCCTAGCAAGGCGCTTTCCTTCTGCCACTCTGGCGCGTCTTCCCATGAAGGTTGGCTATCATCGCCAATAGCTTGGCAATATGCGCGGTTCACCTCATGGCATACACGTGCTGTGTGCGTCATGTACGCGAGGACTAAGTCGTCGTCATTCATTAAGTTATTCCTTTGATTGAGCTTTACGTAGATTAAATACGCGGGTTGATGAGAAGTTGACACCGGGGGGTGGAGCACCATTGGCTTCAATGAAACTCTTAACTCCCAGTTTCGATGCGCGGGCTTCTACCATGTCCCACGAATCGTTTTCCTTGCAATACGCAAAGAACTCTTCACGCGACGCAACGGTCGCGGTATGGTGTGTCGACCAGTAGGCCGTACCAAAATTTGTCTTGACAGACTCGAGACCATCTTCCTGCGCTTTAGCAGTCATCCAGTTCTCTACAGCAACAAGCTTTTCCATAAGCTTTGCCTTAGCGGCTTTGTGCTCACGCTCGAGGGCGTCAATAGCACCGCGTACTTGCAGATATTTCTCTGCGGCTAATTCATAGTTCATAAGTAAATCCTAACTGTTTAACTAATCGTCACTGTTGATGCCTTGCACCAAATTCAAAAACTCCGCCAATGTGTTCTGCTTTGCGCGGAGTCGGCGGTATAACTCTGCTTCAAAGCCTGTGGCCCAGATGTGCCATACAGTCGTCTTGCCAGTTGTTGTCAACCGGCGAATCCTTGCGTTGGCTTGCTCATACTGTTCAAGTGAATAAATTGGAGCAAACCAAACAATATCTTTCGCACGTGTCAATGTCAATCCATGTGCCGCCACTTTCGGGTGAGCCAACAAAATCTGTGGCCTGTCCGTGTGTTGGAAGTCGTTGAAGATTTGATTGCGGTCATTCTTACTAACGTCGCCGTGAACCGATGCAACATCGAATCCATCAGCAGTTAACT